ACTGTTTGAACCCTTTAACATGGCCTACACCAACACATACTTGCTCAGTGGTAATATGTTGGGTGGCCTACTAACATATGAACTTTTTGCACAATACCAAGAACTGGTAGGACGTATGTTTGGTAGTTTTATCGAATATCATTATAATCCCAATACCCACATACTGCGTGTGTTGCAACGTCCTTTTGCATCGGGCGAAATAATCTTAATGCGAACTTACAACTATCGTCCAGACTGGGCATTGCTGACAGACTTGTATGCCAAACAATGGCTAAAGGATTACAGTTTGGCAGTGGCCAAGGTTATACTGGGCGAAGCACGTAGTAAATTTGCTCAAATTGCTGGTCCAGGTGGTGCAGGTGGCCTCAACGGTGCTGACCTCAAGTCAGCAGGTAAAGAAGAAATGGCCGCATTAGATAAAGAATTGGAAACATTGATTTCTGGCGGCACTGGCTATACATTCATTATAGGTTGACACGCTGCACATAATAGTTTATACTCAATAGAAATTAAGGATTTCTAATGAAGTTACCTAAACTATTGATAGTTGGACACGGGCGTCACGGCAAAGATACAGTGTGCGATTTGCTACAAAACTACGGATACACCTTTCAATCTAGTTCAAAGTTCTGTTCTGAACTTTTTATATTTGACACGCTTAAAGACAAGTACGGTTACGCAAACGAAGATGAATGCTATCGTGATAGGCACAATCACCGTACAGAATGGTACGATTTAATACACGGCTATTGCAGTGATGACTTGGCAAGATTAGGTAGAGATTTATACGCCCACCACGATATCTATTGTGGACTACGAAACAAAAGAGAGTTTTTTGCCATAAAAAACGAAGAACTTTTTGATTATGCCATCTGGGTTGATCGTACAGATCATTTGCCTTCAGAACACGCATCTAGCATGAGTATTGAACAATGGATGTGTGATTACACCATTGACAACAACGGTGATTTAGCAAGACTCAAAAAGAATGTTGATGTACTAATCAACACAATTTTTAAACATCGGGCTGTGACCCTTCCTTTAGTACGGCCAGATCAAAAATCTGGTGACAGATCTCCCTGTTTCCAAACAGTTCCCTCTTTGTGAAGAACACGCTGACAGTTTGCACATACTGTCTTAAGGTTGGCGTTTCTGCTGTTGTTTAAATTGCCGTCTACATGAAACACATTGAACTGTTCTCGATGCTTGCTTTTGAACCCACATTTGTCGCATGCGGATTTCATACGATATCCGTCTTGATACCATTTGGGTAGACCTTTACCGACCCCGCCATATCGCAAGCAAGACTCGCATTGACTACGATAGTATGTTCTATTGTTTTTTCTATAGTTAATGGCTGCTGGTTGTAGTCCGCATTTACATAAAGGTCTGTTCATCTAGTATTTATTGCCCTTTTTATCCCCTTTTCTCTTGATATTATCGCCCTATTTTAGATGTCTTTGGGTAAATAAAACTAGCAAGACTCTTAGGAGAGATACAATATGGCATTATCATCACCCGGCGTACAAGTCAGCGTCATTGACGAAAGTTTTTACACACCTAGCGAACCAGGTACCGTTCCGCTAATTGTTGTAGCCACAGCGGCTAACAAACAAAATGGAGCAGGCACTGGCGTTGCAACTGGTACATTGGCATCAAATGCTGATACATTATATTTAATGACTAGTCAACGAGATCTAGTCGACACATTCGGAGACGCAGTTTTCAAGACTGACGCAAGTAATAATCCAATTCACGGCGGCGAGCAAAATGAATATGGTCTGCAAGCAGCCTACAGTTATTTAGGCGTTAGCAACAGAGCATTTGTACTACGTGCAAATGTTGATCTATCACAACTAGATGCTACCGCAACTGCTCCAAGTGCTAACCCAGCAAACGGCACATGGTGGTTAGACACTAGCAATACCAAGTGGGGTATTTTTGAATGGAACAGCGATGCTGCCACAGTTGGCGGTAACGGACAAAAGTTTATCAACAAAGTTCCATTGGTTATCACTGACACAACTAAAGTTGTAGACTTTGCTGGTAACGACTACACTCCTAAAGGATCTGTTGGTGCAGTAGGTGCATATGCAGTGGTAGCAGTGACTACAACACTGGCAGTGTACTACAAAAATCGCAGCGGTATTTGGGTAGAAGTTGGTTCTCCAGAGTGGGCACTAAGTTGGCCAACTATTGCCGGAACAGCAAGTCCTGCAACAGTGACTGGAACAATTATTTTCACAGTTGACGGTGAAGCACTGACAACAATTACACTGTCTGGATCAACGCTCACAGCAGCGGCAGCGGCTATCAATGTTGGCACATACAATAATGCCGGTGTGTATGCCGCAGTGGTTAACAGCAAGTTAGAAATTTATTCAAATAATGCGTTAAGTGATGACAGCCAAGATAGTACTATTGCCAACACCATTAGTATCAGTGGAACAGCATTGACAACACTTGGTATTACTGCTGGCGATTATCTAGTTCCTAGACTGTCAATTCAACCGCACACCAGTGTTCCTACATACAAGAGAACAGACAATCCATCTTCTGCTTTGGGCCGCCCAACAGGTTCTGTGTGGGTTAAAACAACAACTCCTAATCTTGGTGCTAACTTAGTAACAAAACGTTACAACAGTGCAACAGACGCTTGGGAAACAGTGGCTGCACCATTGTATGCCAACGGCGCAGCAGCATTGGCTGCTTTAGATTCCACAGGCGGCGGCGCTAACCTCGCAGTTGGTGCATTATACAGTAAATTCAATATTGAAGAAGATTTTGGTTTAGATCTTACACCAAGACTGGCCACATTCAAATTGTTTAGAAGAAATGCTATTGGTGCCACAACCATTACCAGCGCAGCCGTGACTGCATCTACATTTGCATCCGGTAATTACACATTTGTTGTTGCAGAAAGTCTAGTTGGAGACGATGCTTATAGCAGCGATGCAACAGTTACATTTACGGCTAACGCAAATATAGATGATGCAGATGATTTTGCTAATGCTATTAATGCAGCAGGATTAATCAATGTTACTGCCAGTGTAGACAGTTCAAATAGAATTGTTATCACTCATGCTACTGGTGGAGATATCCTAATTGGTGAAGGCACTGGTACTCCTTTCAACAACATTTTTGCAACCAGCGGTGTGAACGCTACAGCCAACTTGTATGATGCAGCCACAGGAGATACTGCACATGATTACATTGCAACTCAATGGAAAGCATTGTCATTTGAAGCCAGTCCAACAGAAGTCACTGCATTGGCTACAGATCAACAACTGTGGTACAATTCTATTGTTGACGAAGTTGACGTTTTGATCAACGATGGAACAAATTGGGTAGGATATAGAACTCTTACAAGTCCATTCTACGCTGCCTCTGTTGGATTGAAAACAGATCCTGCTGGTCCAATTGTCAGTGCTAGCGAGCCAACAGAACAAAGCGATGGTACACCATTGGTCAACGGCGACCTATGGATCGATACCAGCGATATCGACAACTATCCAGTAATTTACAAATTCAACAGTTCTTTACCTGTTAACAATCAGTGGGTATTGATTGACAAAACTGATCAAAGCAGTGAAGATGGAGTGTTGTTTGCTGATGCACGTTATAACACTGCTGGCGCTAACAGTGACGAGCCAGCATTAATTGCAGATCTATTAGACAGCAATTATGTAGACCCAGACTGTCCACAGCCCGCATTGTATCCAAAGGGCATGTTGCTATGGAATCTACGTCGAAGCGGATTCAACGTTAAGAAATTTGTACGCAATCATATTGATTTGGCAGCATACAATACACTAGTCGGCGCTGCCCCTGGTGAATACATGAGTGCTTACTATCCACATCGTTGGGTCAGCGAAGCAGCAAACCAAACAGACGGTTCTGGTACATTTGGCCGTAAGGCACAACGTGCAGTGGTTATTCAAGGTCTACAAGCAGTGGTCAACAGCAATCAAACTGTACGTGACAGCGACAGTCGTGTGTTTAACTTGATTGCTTGTCCTGGTTATCCTGAATTGATTGGCGAATTGATCACATTGAACTACGATCGTGGGTTGACTGCGTTTGTAGTGGCGGATACTCCAGCACGTTTAAACAGCAGTGCTACTAGTTTACTAGCATGGGGCAACAACGACGGCGGCACAGCCCAAGACGACGATCTAGGCGCAGTGAGTTTCGATGAGTATGCAGCAATGTACTACCCATGGGGCTTCAGCAGCGACAACTTTGGCAACAACATTGTTGTGCCACCAAGCCATATGATGTTGAGAACTATCAGTTTGAACGATCAAGTGGCATATCCTTGGTTTGCACCAGCAGGTACACGCCGTGGCGGCATTACCAATGCAACATCAGTGGGATATATCACTGGTGAAGGCGAATTTGAAACAGTGGCATTGAATGAAGGTCAACGTGATACGTTGGCCAGCATCAAAGTTAATCCTTTGACATTCTTGTCAGGCGCAGGATTAGTAGCATTTGGTCAGTATACTCGTGCTAGAAATGCCAGCGCATTAGACAGAGTCAACGTGGCACGTTTGATTGTATATCTACGTAGACAGTTGAACCTATTGGCTAAGCCATATCTGTTTGAACCAAATGACAAGGCCACTAGAGCAGAAATTAAAAATGCCTGCGAAAGTTTGATGTTGGAACTGGTAGGACAACGTGCGTTATATGACTTCTTGGTTGTTTGTGACGAAAGTAACAATACTCCAGCAAGAATTGATCGCAACGAATTGTACGTAGACATTGCTATCGAACCAGTCAAGGCAGTAGAATTTATCTATATTCCACTGCGTATTAAGAATACTGGCGAAATATCAGGTTTATAAAATAGATAAATAATACGACGGAGATAACATATGTCAGTATCAACACTTTCAAGATTTTCAGTACCATTAGGCGGTGCCAATACCAATGCAACTATGTTGCATCCAAAGTTAAAATATAGATTCCGAGTGAATTTTGAAAACTTTGGTACTGGCGCTGGCGGTGACGCTTTTGAACTTACAAAACAAGTGGTCAGTTTTGCTCGACCAACAATACAGTTTGAAGCCATCGAACTACCAACATATAACTCAAGAATCTATGTTGCAGGACGTCATGCATGGCAAACTGTCGCATGCACATTGCGAGATGATTCTACTGGTGTAGTGAGTAAAAAGATTGGTAGTCAAGTTCAGAAACAGTTCGACTTTTTTGAAATGTCAAGTGCTGCATCTGGCGTAGATTACAAGTTTACTACTAGTTTTGAAATGCTTGACGGCGGTAATGGCGGTAACGAAGCAATTGTTCTTGAAAGATGGGAATTGTATGGTTGCTACATTGAAAACGTCAATTATCAAGAAATGAACTATGGTACTAACGAAGCAATGACAATTCAGATGACACTGAAATTTGACAATGCTGTACAGACTGGTGCAGCCAGTTCGGGTATTGGTGTTCAGGGAATTTATGCAAGAACCAATGGTGCTATTGCTACCGGTGGTGGCGCTGCTGCGTAATATTACTAGCAACAAAAAAGGTCGATTTTATCGGCCTTTTTTTACGGCATAAATAATATTATGGCAAACAAAGTAAATGGATTTTTCACCAACACAACATCGACCCTGCTTCGTGATGCACAACATGCGGCAAGAACATTCTCCGATGACACGTTTAGACTAGCACCTAAACACAAACACCTATTTCATGTCAATCTTCAAATCAATCCATTGGCCTATGCACTGCCGTCAATGCTGTTGCAAAATCCCAACGAAATTAATCTGCTGGTAAAAAACGCAACACTGCCTGGATTTACTATTAATGTTGAAACTGTTAACCAATACAATAGAATAAAACAAGTACAGACAAAACAAACGTTTCAGCCAGTTACATTGAAATTTCATGATGACAACTACGGTACCATGCACAGACTGTGGCAAAATTACTATTCCTACTACTATGCAACACCGGGTACATCTTTTGCCATTGGTAGTTATGCAAGAAATGCTATGAAAAATGGCATAGCCAATAATTACAAATACGGACTAGACAACGGCAGTACTAAACCGTTTTTTAAAAATATTGTTCTATATCAAATGGCCAAACAGCAGTATGTAAGTTACACCATGGTTAATCCTATTATCAAATCGTGGCAGTTTGACACTGTAGATTATGGGTCAGGTCAACCTCAAGAGATCACAATGATTTTAGAATACGAAGGATTATATTTTGGCAACGGAAAAGTAACAGAGGGTGATCCATTGGGTTTTGCATTAACACATTACGATAAAACTCCTAGTCCCACTAAAGTTGGTCCAGGTTTGCCGTTGGAACAAGTTGGCGACAAAAAGTTTTTCCAACCTGGTCCAGAAGCCTATGCAAATGCAGTAACAACAATCAACAGTTATCAAAATGCCAAGACCACTACGCAACGTGGACTTGATGCAGAAGGACAACGTATTATAAATCGCACATTGACCAATACTATCGGTAATGCCAGCGTAGACACTGAACTACAACGCAGCGGCGGATTGAGTAAGATTGTGATACCTCAGCCTGCTAATATCACAGCCAGTACCAAAGCAACTCCAAGGAATTTAGCATGAGTAGTTTACCGGGATCAACCACAGTGGTCAACGACAGCAGTGCTGCTGTAAAAACTTTCTTTGACAATTACTTTTTATCACAAATATCTTTTGCCGCAAGCGAGATAGATGCAGTAGTGGGATTTTTTACAAAACGCGGATTTGAGATAGATGCTGCAAGATCCACTGCCATCAGTATTTTAACACAGGCCAAATTTGAAAATGTCAAACCATTTGTTGTAATAGACACACTAAAAGGATTAACAGATGTGCAACTCAGCAGAGTAGTTGCTGAAGTGTTGAATAACAATAGACAGGCTACCAGTGCATTGGGATACAGTCTACCGTTTACACAGCAAAATTTTGAAGCAAGAAATATAAGGCCATGAGTAGATTTGCTCGAGGTAAATTTGTTCCAACACGACCAGCCAAATATGTCGGCAATAAGAGCCCTACATATCGCAGTTCGTGGGAATGGGCATTTATGAGATTTTGTGACAACAACGACAACATCTTAAAATGGGCCAGTGAGGCTGTACAAATTCCATATAGAGATCCACTAACCAATCGCAACACTGTGTATGTTCCTGATTTTTTTATTCAGTACATTGACAAGGATGGTCGAATGTTAACTGAGTTAATAGAAGTTAAACCGGCCAATCAAACGCTGTTAGAAAAAGTTGGTCGTAATAAAAATAATCAAATGCAGTATGTAAAAAATCAGGCCAAGTGGCAGGCTGCGCAGGCATGGTGCAAAAGCCAAGGCATAAAGTTTCGTGTGCTAAATGAAACAGACTTATTCGCCAACAGCACTAGAAAACGATAAGTAAGAGTATGAAAAAACTTGAAGAAATTCTTAATCTCCCAGAAAATAAAAAAGAAGTTAAGAACACACAAAAAGAAAATCTACCAGTAGAATCCACTGCTATGTTGCGAGACATCAGCGAATTTGATAAGATTTCGGCAGCACTGCCAGTAGTCAAAGGCCTAGGAGATATTGGCGACAAAGAATTAGATGATTTAGCGCAACGTGCTACTGATGCCTATGATGATCTAATGGATTTAGGTATGAATGTAGAAGCACGATATAGTGGTCGTATTTTTGAAGTTGCTGGTACTATGTTGAAAAATGCAATTGATGCTAAATCTGCAAAATTAGATAAAAAACTAAAAATGATAGAACTGCAACTGAAGAAGCAACAAATTGATCAAAAAGCAGGGCAAGAAGACACTGCTATTCAAGGACAAGGCGTGATTATTACAGATCGCAATAGTCTTATTGAAAAACTAAAGAATATGAAATAAATATAGTACTAGGAATTTATCATGAAATCTTTTCAAGAACATCTTACAGAAAGTAAAAAGACCTATCCCTTTACTGTAAAACTATGCGGGGCACTGCCCGAGTCTGTTGATAAACAGATGAAAAGTGCCATGAGCAAATATGTTGTAAACAAACTGTCAAAAGGCAAAACAACACCAATTCAATCTAATCCATTGGATTTTCCAGGACAACAAAATTCTGAAGTGCATGTGTTTGAAGTTGACTTGGCATATCCCACAACCAGTGCTGTGTTGACAGAATTGTTGGCTGACAAGTTATCAGTTAGTGCATCAAGAATACGAGTAAGAACTCCAGGTGAAATGGCCGAAATTGCATTGAACTTGCAACACAATGAACCTACTAAAGAAAGTGTATTAGACAAAGATTACGAAGTTGACACTAGCAGTCAAGAATTAGTTGGTCAAAAACGTGTTGTTAATTTTTTAAAAGAACTTGGTAAAACTCCAGCCGAATACACACAGGTCAAAGATGCTAACGAACAACTGCTGGCAAAATCAGCACACAAAGAAACCGCAGAATCAATGGACGAACCAAAAGTTGGCGTAAGTCCTTTGGGGTCAACCCAGAACAAGATCCCTAGCCCTAAAGGAAAATAAAATGAACTTCAATGAATTATACAAAAAAATTGCAGAATTAGACAATCGTCCAATGACTGAAAGCGACATATTAGAATCATGTGGTTCGCCAATGGGACCGTCACCTACTGCTCAACAAGACACAGTTTCGATGAGTGTCAATATGAATGGCAGCGGTGCTGGTGGTATTCGTGACTTGATGGCCATTTTGAAAAATATTGAGGATACCGATGGCAACATGCCAAATATGCCTCACATAGATATTACAACCCCAGGTGACATGATGAGCACTGACGATGACGAAGATTCTTTGAGTCAAATGATGCGTCTATCAGGTAAGCCCACGATGTTACCCGGCAATGACGGGTTAGATGACGCAGACGCCAAAGAAGCATTTGCTAACGAACCTGATGAAAACTACAGTGACATCAGCGCATTAACACACGACAATGCTGGTGGTATTAATGCACCGCACAAACAGTATAAAAAAGAATATCCTGGCGATAATCCCATGGCAGAGAGCGTAAAAAGTAAACTGCTAAACAAATATCAATCATATAGATAATACTGCCATTATGATTCAAAGCGGGCTTGTGCCCGCTTTGTTATTTGTAAATATACTATGTCATCAAAATCACTAGACGGCGTTTTAGTTAAACGTGCTCACAAAAAAGAAACCTTTACAGAACAGCAGGTCAATGAACTATTGAAATGTGCTGATCCAGATACAGGGTATCATTATTTTTGTGAAAACTTTTTCTATATCCAGCACCCAGTTAAAGGCAAGATGTTGTTTGAACCATTTGGTTTTCAAACACGATTGTTAGACGCCTATCACAATTATAGATTTACTGTTAATATGTTGCCCAGACAGATGGGCAAAACTACCTGCGCCAGTGCATATTTGTTATGGTTTGCGATGTTTAGTCCAGATCAAACCATATTGATTGCTGCACACAAATACACGGGTTCTCAAGAAATTATGCAGCGTGTTCGTTATGCCTACGAACTGTGCCCGGATCACATACGATGTGGGGTTACTAACTATAACAAAGGCAGTATAGAATTTGACAACGGATCACGTATTGTGTCAACTACCACAACTGGCAATACTGGTCGAGGCATGTCGATATCGTTATTATACTGTGACGAGTTTGCCTTCGTGGAACCCAACATTGCTGAAGAGTTTTGGACTTCTATATCTCCTACACTGGCCACTGGTGGTCGTGCAATCATTACATCAACACCCAACAGTGACGAAGATGAATTCAGTAGAATCTGGAAAGAAGCAAATAACAAGTTTGACGAGTTTGGTAACGAACGTTCTGACGGACTAGGCAGTAATGGATTTAGTCCTTTTACCTGTCATTGGGACGAACATCCGGATCGTGACGATGCATGGGCTGCACAAGAAAAAGGACGAATAGGCGAAGAGCGTTTTCGTCGAGAATACAACTGTGAATTCTTGATCTTTGACGAAACATTGATCAACAGCATGTGTCTTGCTGAACTGACCGGAACAAATCCCATAATGAACATGGGACAAGCCCGTTGGTTTAAGAAACCTAAATCTGGAAATGTATACGTGATCAGTTTAGATCCTAGTCTAGGCACAGGCGGTGACTATGCTGCTATTGAAATTATTGAATTGCCAAGTTTTGAACAAGTGGCAGAATGGCATCACAATGAAACTCCCATTCAAGGTCAAATACGAATCTTGAAAGACATGTTGAATTATATTAAAGAATCCATAACTGATTCTAATATGAATGACATATATTGGAGCATTGAAAACAACACCATTGGCGAAGCAGGACTGGTTGTGATTAAAGATCTAGGTGAAGATCAATTTCCGGGACTATTTGTCAGCGAACCTATGCGTAAAGGACATGTACGTAAGTTTCGCAAAGGGTTCAACACCACACACAAGACTAAGATTGCAGCCGCTGCAAGATTAAAGCATCTAATAGAAAGCGGAACACTTAAAATAGCCAGTAAGCCCTTTATCAGCGAATTAAAATCATACATTGCTCAAGGTGTCAGTTTCAAAGCCAAAAGTGGTGAACATGACGACTTGGTGTCAAGTATGTTGTTAAACGTGCGTATGATACAGGTACTGGCTGATTGGGACCCTAGAGTATACGAACGAATCAGCGTGAGAGATGCATGGGAAGAAGACGATTTCGAGCCGCCAATGCCGATATTCGTTTCTAGTACGTTATGATAAATATGAAATATGGAAACTAATCTAAATCGAGTGGCCGAAGACTTGTTCGATAAAATCGAAGGTTTTCCCAATATTGTCTTAAAAGACCAAAACAATCAACCGATTCCTCCCAGTATGGAAGATCAGATTGAAAATGCTAGAATTTTCAATTTTAACTTTATTACCGACGGAGTCAACTTGGGTCCAGTGACTGTCACTATCAGTGACAATGACGGATTACAAATCAAAACCTACAACGACCCAGTTGAAGGCAAGCCTGAGAAAATACAAGATTCGTGGTATGCTTTTATTAAAAGTTTAAGCGAATTCGCTACTGAACACGTGATTAAATTCAAGGGTCCTAAAATTGTTACGCAAAAAATAACAGCAAAGTCTGAAGTCGGAGAAAGCAAAATGACAGAGTCAAAACTAGTTGGCACCAGTAAAACAAGTTATCAAGATCTTGGCGAGGCAACGCTGATTGTCAAACACAGTAAGCCAATTAATTACAATGCTGCCAACGGCAGAACACAACATATCGAACGTATATACATTGAAAATGCCATGGGGGAACGATTTTGTTATCCCTTCAAACATCTAAATGGCGCTCGAGCATTAGCCACACATATTATTGCAGGTGGCACACCTTATGATGACATTGGACAACATGTTATTGGATTGTCTGAAGAACTTAACAAACTTAGAATGTTCAAAGGATATGTTACACGTAGCCCAATGGTAGCAGAAGCCATGGGTGCTGTTACTGACAAAGTTTTCAACAGAATTGAAGGCATTAAAAAAGAGTTGCATCATTTGCAAAGTAAAAATTATTATGCAGAATGGTCCGAAGGATTTAGCAAATCAGAAGCAAAGATCATTCCAGAAGACATGGCTGCAGAATGGATTGATAGATTGACTATCAAAACATTTAATGAAGATTTAAAAACAGTGTTTCCTTATTTACTGAACATTATAGAAGAATCAGATCTACCCACAGTAGAATTAGACGCCGAAGCATTGTTAAACAGTTTTGCACAGGTGCAAGAATTAGCAGACCCTAAACGTGACATACAAGAACTTGTAGATTTAGAAAATTTTGTAGACACCCTAATTAAAGAAGATATCGATGACGGTATTTTCAGTACAGATCCAGAACAACGTGCAGCAGCCATTGCTAAATTAAATGAGTTGATTAGAGAAAATCCTGAAGCAACTTTAGGCCTTGGCGGCGAAAATGGCAAACGTATGTTGGCCGACATTATGAATGATGATGCACTGATGGCCGAAATTGATGAGCGTGCTGAGCAAAATCAAGGCAGTGCAGAATCATTATGGGATGTGGTTAGAGATTATTTAGAGTTTAAATCTCCCGAAATGTTAAAAGACAACGGAGGCGAAATTGATTTCAATCCAGAACCTGCGGCAGCACCGGCAGTAGAACCAGCAGAGCCTGCGGCAGCACCAGTAGCAGAACCTGCAGCGGCAGCACCTGCTGAACCAGTTCCACAACAAGAAGGATGGCAAAGTGGTTTGGAACTACGACTTGGAAAAATTAAATCGTTGGCAGAACAAAGCGGTAGAGATTTTGATTCTATCAATTTAAACATTGATGGCAAGAGTTACAGTTTATCCGAAGCACTATCGGCATTTAATCTATTAGAATCTGATGAATCTGATGAATCAGATAATGGATGGTATGTAGTGTACGATGGGCAAGAAGATCGAAGAAAACCATATCAGGGTCCTTTTAATAGTCCAGACGATGCACAGGCGTGGATTGATACTGAAGGTGACGAACGTCGTGGATTCTACCCAGAAGACTACTCTGTATATGAATATCCTGTTGATCGAATTGGACAAATTGAAGACGGCGAACCAGTAATGGCTGATGATGACAATTCTCCTCCTTTCGATCCTGATCC